GTCGGATTAAAAATGTCAAAGCAATAGGGTTACCGTAAAATACACGGCATTTACCTTTGGCAACAGGAAGGACCTCATCCTTCTTGCATCCTTTTGCGATAGCCCACGCTCTCTTCCCTGATTTATAACAATTAATATAACGATCAATTTCTTGCATAATCAAGGGAGTAAAAACAAATTCACCTTCGACGATTTCCTCCATATGATTTCTCTTAGGTCCTACTAAGGGATGTCCTATGGAAGTGCTCTTTTTAATACCATCAATAAATTTGCATCCTGGAATGCCATTTACATTTTGTGTATCAGTTAGAGGTTTAATACCTACCCATAAATTGGATGATATTAACTCTACAAGAGGCTTTTTGTAATCTTTAACAGCTTTGATCAATAATTCGTGATCAAACTGTTCTGCTGGATTACTCAGATTTTGTAAAGTTGTGCTCCATCCAAACCATTCTGGTTTCATTTTAGGAGCTCCCCAAATGTTTTCTACGCCAGTAACTTCTGTGACTACATCACTAATGGGTAAATTTCTTACATCTGAGAACGAGGATACTTTACCTGTGCACGATCCATAATATGATATTTGTGCATTTTCCGGTAGAAAATTAATAGGACTCTTGGGATGGAGTGGTTCCTTAGTTACCAACTCACAACCCATGGAATGTGGTTCAAATATACCTGATTCACTAGGTACTATTAATGCTTCCTTCTTATTCAATTCATTAACAGCCAATTCTAAAATTGCTTGTGTTAATGATCCATAACAACCTCTTGGCGTGTCCTTAACACCACCAAGATGGATACCAGAAATGACACTTCCTTTAGTGTCAGAAACCAAAATAGCTCCACACATACCACCAAAAGTATTGCCAGATAACTTTTCATAATAACCACCTTTAAACATAAGAATTTTATCTTCATGTTTAGTATTGTTAGTGGCCATAGTTACTCTTGACATACCTTTGTATGTTAATAAATTTCCATCTTTACCTCTCCATTGTAGAATGAATGGATGATTTCTCATCTCATCAAGAGGAAAGTGTTTTGTCAAATTTCTGAAAGAACCTCCAGTGCCTGTATAAGCAATACACAAATCTGTGTCCGGAATTCTGTACATCATATTCTTTGATATAACACAAGAAAACTTATTTCCACATTTATCTGGTTCAGATTTATTAAATGTAAAATTTAAAGAATCATCCTTTTCAAAATAGTGATATGGTAATAATACAACATTAGTGGTTAACATAA